GGCAAATGTGATTGCTGTAAAATCGAGACACCTTGGTTTGTTGTCAGGGCTGACAAAGTAACCTTGTGTCTAACTTGTTATGAGGAAGGCACATGGGATCATCGCAACGCAACAAAGGCAGCTACCACGAAAGATGGTGGGTGCAATGGTTTCAAACGCTCGGCGCGAAAGCGAAGAGGCAACCGCTCAGCGGATCAATGGGCGGCGAGTTTGGTGGCGACATCAAAATCGAATCCAGAGACGGAGCAATAATTGCTGAGTCCAAATACCAAGCAGCCGGTAGAGGCTTCTCTTTCCTAACCAAGACACACAAAGAGCAGCCAGCAGATATCTATCTGTTAAAGCAGAAGTCAGGCCCAGCCTTCATCTGCATCGAGATCAACAACCCACTGGCTGCCAAGTTAATCAGATGGATAGCGGAGGAAAATAACTAACCATCCGCATGCAAGTGTGCAGCAAATGCTTGCACATCGTCAACCGTTTCCGTAAAGTAGTGCAACAATGCAGTAATGGAGAATGCAATGAACGAAGACCTCTTTGATCTGCCAGCTTACAAACTGGTACGCCGTAACGATCCTTCAACAAGCTACGAAGCAGCAAAAAGTATCGACCCTAGCAAAATGCAGAAGGTTGTCCTCGAATGCTTGCGTGAAACTGGACCGGCTATCTATGATGAAGTTTTAATCTGGGCGCATAGTATGTATGGCGTCGAATCATCATCATCTGTCAGCAGCCGGTTTAATGAGCTTCAAAAGAAAGGCCTAATCGAACTCACAGGGCAGAAGCGTAAAGGCCGTAGTGGCAGACAACAACGTGAATGGAGGGCTGTGTAATGAACGCACCAAAGATTGAAAAGAACATTCCTATGGCGAGGGGTGCAGTCGACAAATATCGCTGGCTTGATGAAGTTGAAAAAGGAGACAGCTTTTTATGGCCGAGTAGTAAGTTGCCAAATCTTAGGGGCGCTGCATATGTCAGAAAGATTCGCTTAGCAACTCGCAAAAATGATGATGAAAATCATCGCGTTTGGATTAGTGGGTGGATTTGATGTTTCATCACATAGCAGATGCAATGAGAGCGGACATCGATGATCCGCTCGCCAAGTGGCTGCTTGTGACATTGTGTGATTATGCTAACGACAAAGCCTTGTGTTGGCCTAGTACGTTCACGTTATCTCATAGAACAGGCATGAGCCGCGCAACAGTCGCAAGAAAGCTGAACAAACTTGAAGAGGAGGGTTTTATCACTCGACTTGATCAAGGCAAAACGTACTACATTGCTCATACCATGCGAAGAGATAAGCTGTCTCAGAGTGAGACACCTGTGTCTCAGAGTGAGACACCACCTGTCTCACAGTGCGACACAAAGCTACCAATAACCAATAACTCTAAGAAGGGAGTGCCGGATGGTTGGCTTCCTTCAGATGAATTGGTGACATCTATCAACAGCAAAGCATCAGTGGAGATTGACCATGAGCATGAAGCCGCTCTCTTCCGTGACTACCACCGCAGTAAAGGCAACAGGTTTGCAGACATCAACGCAGCCTACAGGAACTGGGTCCGTCGTTCTCTCGGATGGCGAAAAGAAAAAAGCAGTCGCCCATCTACTTTCTCACCCCGATCCGCAAGTGGTAACACGCAAAGTGACCGATTTGGTGCATACCTTGATTCCATCGCTGACCCCAAGATACAGCAGTAACTTTGATCTGCTTGGATTTAAGATTACAGGCAAGGTGCAGGCGGCAGCGTTGACGAAGGCCATCAAAGCCGTCAGTCAATCGCTGCAGCCGATGGACACAGTGCAGTGTGAAAAGCAGATAGCAATGATGCTACCCCTGCTGACACTGCCGCGTGACCTCGATGATAAGATGCTATCACTCAAATCACGCACACTAGCAACTGAGCTTGCAAAGTATCCGGCTGACATTGTGATACGGTCTTTCGAGGATGTGAAGAAGACATCGACCTTTTTCCCTAGCTTTGCCGAGTTCTATCGGCATATCGAATGGCGTTATCTGCACAGAAAATATTTGATGGATGCACTGCAGAAATGCATTCCATCTGCAGGATAGCTGTGCAATAATGCAGTGAATTGATGGGGCGTTGATGAGCGGCTTGCTCTAGCCGTTACAGCCTTTGCCGTTCCCCATCTTTCTCCATGCTTACAACGGCAAGGGTATGAGCAAACAGGTGGGCCGAGTTTGGTAGAGCATCTCGGCCCACCACCATCAACAGGAGTGCAATATGGATAGGAAAGGATTTATCGGGGGATCAGATATGTACGCCCTCGAACATGGCAAATGGTTTGATCTATGGCAGATCAAGACCGGCCGCAAAGAACCAGACGATCTATCACATATGTTCAACGTCAATCTTGGCATCGAGACTGAACTGTTCAACATGCGTTGGTTCGAGATACAGACAGATATCATGGTCGAGCAGACACAGCTTGTCGTAGAAAAAAATTGGAGCGGCATACCATGTCGGGGCACGCTCGATGGCATTTGCTCTAATGGCAACATCATAGAAGCAAAACACACATCCAGCTTCACCAGCATGTCAGACATACTCGACAGATACATGGGACAAGTGCAGTTCTATATGTGGCTGTCAGATCGACCGGCAGCACATTTATCTGTCATCTTTGGCAACAAATGGGAGACAGCAACAGTCTCACGCAACGCTGCACTGATGGATCAATATCTTGAGATGATGCATAGCTTTTGGGATTACGTCAGAGCCGATAGTGTGCCGCCAACAAACGATATGCCTAAGACTGATTGGTCACAGGTAGAGATCGATGGACTCAAGGTTCGAAATGCCAACAACGATAATCATTTTGTCAGCTTGGCACATGACTATGTAAGTACGCTGTTCTCTCACAAGCAGCACGAAAGCATTAAGAAAGAACTACGCTCGATGATCAGAGATGATGAGCGTGAAGTAACTAGCGACTTGGTTAGTATCAAGCGCAGTAAGAACGGCTCATGCCGTATTATCATCCATACTGAGGAGGTATCTGATGACTGAGAAAAAGAAACCAGCAGACTTCAACGATGCAATGCTAGCTTTCCAAAAGCTGGCTGTATCTGCAACCAAAGAAGGCAAAAACCCACACTTCAAAAGCACCTACTCGACGCTGGAAGAAGTGATGGCTGCTGCACGGCAGGCAAACCAGTTCGGGCTGTTCTTCATGCAGCCGCTTGATCTGATTACTGTTGGCGAGCAAGTCGTACAAATTGTACGCACTGAAATTGTGCATGCGCCCACTGGTGAGACTCGTACCAGCATCTGTCCAATTCGCAGCAAAGACAATCAAGACCCACAGAAAATGGGTAGTGGTATTACCTACGCCAAGCGTTATTCTTTGCAGGCAGCGTTTAGTCTGCCATCAGAAGATGACGATGGTGAAGCTGGTGCTGGCCGCGTCCGTGATACTGGCGATAGCAAGTTGGCAAAACTTCAAGAGAAGAAAAAGAAGGAGGCATTGTACTAATGGCTTATGAACGTAAACCAAACAAAGGTTCGGCATTCGAACTCGATGACAAAACCGGCAAGCTCATACTCAGCGGACGGATCAATATCCAAGAATGGAAACGCAAACCAGACGATGAGTATGATCCTCGCATCGTTGTGCTGCGGAATGAAACAGCCAATGGCGACCCTCGTCTTGAGGTGTTCGTACAGCTTGGCGTGTTGTTCCCAGCAGACGAAGAGAAAAAATACGCATACTCAGGACCATGCGGCACAGGCAAAATCTTTGCTTATGCTGAAGAGACTGCAGATAAAAAGCGTTTTTTAAATCTCAGCATTATGGTTGATGATGATGAGACATCAGAAAAGCAGGGTATGAAGTCAGTCACAGCAGCAGAGCTTGTTGCTATCGACACCTCAGAAAAGAAAGAAGAGGTCGATGACATACCCTTTTAGAGACACGTGAGGTGGGAGCCACTCCTTTCCGAAGAAAGGCGGGGGGCAATGGGTTTGCCCTCGTCTATATACAAGGCCACCTATGTCTATCATGTCAGGCCCCTCAAAATTCTCATAGTCTGCATGCTAGGGTAAAATTTGGCTCCGTAATCAGGCATTCGATTAAATAGGTGGAACACCCATGCCAAAACTGAAGGCATTAATTATCCCAAGAAACGACGGCGTTGCCGTTTCTATCGATGGAAATTTAACCATAGTTGAAATGGAGAGCGACCAAATGCTCGAACTAGCGTACAGATGCCAGAAAGCTGGACTTGAGATGCTCAGACAGGAACGGCAAGAAGCCGCATGCGATCACAAAGCCGCTTCGCACGGTTAGGAACTTGGCTATGCCACCTCGATGATTCCATCTGGTTGGCTGCTTCTTCCCAATCACCAGCATCAACAGCAGTTTTCATCAGTTTGAACTTGGATAATCGAGGCAAGCCAAGATTAAACATCATATTTGCGATGATTTGCTTTGCGTCCTCCGGCAGTGTATCGAAATCTGGATACAGTTTGAGGCAGTCAAGACGAACCATGTCTAGATCGCGCTCAAACAACTGCTGAACGCGCTCATCAGACACAGACGTACCAACCTCCATCTCATACTCAGGCTCGTCCTCACGGCACAGGTGGCCGATTCCGACGGTTTTGAGATTTAGGTGATCTAGATACACCTCATGCTTGATGCCCTCGTCAATCTCTAAATCCTGACGTAGCTTATCGATGTTCACTTCATGCTCTCCCTTGCCACACCTTTGGACTTTTCCCATGACCTCATGCCACCAAGTCCCAATAATGCAAGCGTCAAAGTCATCAACTCTTCAGTCTGCAAAGACGGCAACCATCTGCCGGGAAACCAAACACTCACAACCCACTCAGCTATCGGCATAATAAAAAAATTTGTCATCAAACCCAAAGCACATATCCACATGATTGCCGGTCGTGCACCAGCAACAAACAAACTAGGATGTTTGCTTTGCTCGATGTTTGCTTGCGCCTGTGCTGCTTGAAGACCTACAAGTTGCTGTTCAAGCTGTGCAGCAATCTGATTTTTTGCATCCTTATCCTCAATAAATTTATCAAGAATTGGGCCAGCCAATCCTAAAACCTGTGCAATCATTTTTCACTCCCTAACCAAACTGCAAACGCGCCCGTCATTGCGCCAGTAACCGTAGCTGTTAAAGCTGTAGCCTGTGAACTCATCGATTCAACAGGCAAAGAAATGAACCACTCAATGACACGTATATACATGAAGGTCATTACAAACATCATTGCTCTTGGCAGTATCTTCCATGCCAAAAACCGCTCCATAGTAACATCCATCACAGCCTCCCTTGATGATGCAAAACCAACAGAATTATAGAAGCTAGAATACAAGCAACCACAATCAAGAAAAATGTAATCACAGCCACCTCAAAGTGATGTTTACGTTTTTTGATGCGTTCTTCTTCTGCCTCTCGCCTTGCTACTCTAGCCTTTGCTTGGAAACGCTGCCAATCATGCCACAGTCCCGGTCTGCCAAGTATAATCATCATTTGCTTTAACTCTTCTTCACGCGCTCGTATTTGTTCGAGAGCCATAAATTCTTCTAAGTCAGAGCCATTACCTTTTTTTGCAGCCCGAGCTTGTAACTTTTCTTTTGCTCCAACAAATTCAGCAATTGCGTTGCCAGCAGCAGCTATCTCCTTGCCGTTGCTAACGCATTGTTTTATAACGGCAAATGCCGCATTGGCTGCTGCAAGTTCCGCAAGCATCAGTAGACCCTTACCTTGTCGTCTACCAGCTTTGGCAAACAATAAGCAGTGATGTTGTTGCCTTGTTTGTGCAGTCTTTGAGCATAGTACACGCAGTCATCAACACTGCGAAAATACATATCATTGCTAGTGAGCCGCTTATCCTCACCGACACCTACATATACAAACAGTAAGAACACATGGATCATCCATTAACAATAATCCCGATAAGCAGCAGGATTGTTGTGCCAGCAGTGCCGATCATAATGTGTTCAATGCGCTTAATACGCAGAATGGTTTCTTTCCAGCGTTCAGCGCAAACTGCTTCATGTGTGTCTAGCTCGGACTTGACTGATGTAACGGTTGGCTTGCTCATCTCACACCACCAAGCATCACTCTATACCCTGCAATGTTTTATAACTCTGAGTTGCAGCATCAATCTGATCTGTTTCAGACAAGCTATCAAAATTAGAGTTACCCTCTTTGGCATGAGATATTGCAGCGTTAATGTTTGCAGCAAATTCATTACGAAATTCTTGCATTTCTGTTTCATTTGAATAAGTTTTTAAATGAAGATTTTCCATATCGTGGATAGCTATTATAAATTTTTCAATTTGCATAATTATCACCCAATATTGTAAGGGGTAGAATCAGTCGAATTAATAACAACTGAGCCACGTGTAATTTCTTCACCAGAAAAAGCGCCAGTAGTCGAAGTCCTTAAAAATATTGTTTGATCTGTGCTTGCAGTAAGGCTGGGGTTTACAGTAACTTTTGCAGAAAGAATCGGGTCACTTGTTTGACCAGTATCTAACTGGATATACCAACCCAGACTATAACTAGACGCAATATTCCACCAAAAAGAAGATCCGGAATTATCAAATGTTCTATAAGCTAAATAAACGCTAAATTCCTGTGGACTAGAAGCAACAAGAGGGGAAGGGGCAGTATTTGATGTCATGTTCCCAACTGCATCTGGATATATAGTTCCAGTTTGATTTGCTCCGGTGTAAAGCTCTATTTCATATATCCCTGTATACGAAGAAGACGATTCTGAAACGATTCGAGCATATCTACTGCCCGCAGCACCAGCAGCGATGACACGGCGTCTGGCACTCATAGTTCCTATATTTCCGACACCACCAAGCATCTACGACATCTCGGTCACAAAGACTGTGCCAGCTTCTGAGCTTTGAATAGCTGCACACTTTTCACCAGCAGTCACCTTGAAATACTCTACCTGATTGGCAGGCATGAATGGCAGGGATGTTGTAGCTGTAGGGGATGCCGCAAAGGTAATGTGACAATCTTTAGTCGCCACAATGCGAACCACGGTTGTACCAGCAGCAAAAGCGCTACTAGTTGCGGCACTTGATCCACTTGTTGTAATTGTTTGAGTTGTACCCGGCGCTAAAGCCTGTATTGGGTAAAACTGATCTTGGTCTACTGCAAGTTTTGTCATCTTACTTCTCCTTATGCGTAAGGACTTGCGCCTAAGACACTTGTGTCCCAAGCAGCCTTGAGCTTGTCAATTGTATCTGCGTTTGCAATAGCAGATGCAGCAGGCGCATCACGCAATGCTTTCTTTTTATTTACAGCGGCAGTCTTGGCAGATGCATCATCAGCTTCGAGGGCTTTCATATATGCAACATCTTCTGCTTCAAGCAGAGGCTTGCGCACCTCTCGAATCTTGTCTTGAAAAATCTTCTTTGCTTCTGTCAGGTTTTCGCTAATGACCTTGCCAGACAAAGACCAAGCGCCACGAAAGTGACGGTCAGATGGAACGGTAGCTGTAGAAGCATCAATAGACGCACCATCTTTATCTACAATATACGTTGTCATTGAGTACTCCTCATGCTGCTAGTTTATCAGAGATACGCCATGCGTTTCTCCATTCGCGTGTTGCCGGAAGTTGCTCCCTCCGACAGATCACCATCTTCGGGCGGTTGCCCTCGTCCCACGACTGCCATACAGACTGTGGTACATCCTTCTGGATGAGGTATTCGATGGCCTCTTCTTCGGTCATCGGTCCCATCGGTTCCGTGTCATGAAGCAAGTAGCCGCGTGTATGTTTCTTGAAGTCAGGCTGCGCCTCATCTTTAGCTAACTCCCAATACACCCAGACAGGCGGTAAGATGCCGCCTTGCAATGCACAGGCCATCCAGTTTGGATCAGGTGTCATTACAGATGCAGGTTTATCCACGCTGTTTTCAAAGACAACCCGATAGTCTGACTGCACACCCTCAAGATTATCCTTAGCCCAGCAAAGCCTTTCCCATAAATGCGTGCCTCGAAAGTCTGGAGTTGCAATCATGCCAAGTCCCCCGCCGCCATTGTAGCCTGTGCCATGTCAATATAATTGCTGCCATCGAAGCTATAAACAATCCAACTACTTATATTAGAACTTGCAAACGTATTATTTGTACCGACAGCCTGCCCTGTTGTGACAACAGAGTTGTTAGCTGACGCAAAAGAATTTGAATAATTACAAGTCTGTTGACCTGTGCCGGTATCAACTAGGCCAGAAACATTAAGACTGTCTTTTAAAACAAGCCCGTCATCATTTGTTTCAGCCCAAGCCTTCAACAACCCTTGCTGTAAATTCGTAGTAGTCGAGTTACCTTCGCCAGTAATTGAAATAGACCCAGCCGTAGTCTTGCCAGAAATTGTATCAACATTAAGAATGCTAGCCATTATGCAAGGTCTCCCATGTTCTGAAGAGATACGTAGGTTGCATCTACAATTTGACCGCCGCCTGAAGTGTTGTTTACATACAGCGTGTTCATCCTGTAACTACCTGTTGCAATATACGAAGAACTACCAACCCAGTGCTGGTTCATGCTTGAGCCTGAGATTGCGCTAATACCAGATATTGAATAATTAGTGCTTGCCATAGAACTCGTGTAGGCGGCGGTGTAATCACCTGTGCCGTTGTCTGTCATGCTGGCAACATTCAATGAGTCAGGAGCCGCAGCACCTGCGTTGGTAAGCAGCCATACTTTTGCACTGCCCTGTGAGACATATGCCATGCCCACGCTGTTGTTTCCGCTGGCATCCTTCAGGGTGTTTACTCTGAGTTCACTTGCCATTATGCGAGGTCTCCGTGAATAGTGACATTAGCTTGCGTCACGTCATTTCTGGAACCACCGGCATGTTCTCTTGTAGAAACCGATAAAGAACCAGTTGCCATAGTGCTACCACCGTCAGTGTAGAGAGATATAAGGTGACCACCAGACCCAGTTTCCCCACTATCAAAGCACCCCCCAGCAGGGCTGTATGTGTCATTTGACATGGAATTGGTAAAGTTTGGTCTATATCGACCTGTATCCAAATCTGTGACAGAACTTGTATTTTGGCTGTCGTGAACCGTAACAGTGCTTGTTCCCTTGAAAGAAACAAACCCCTTTGCCGCAGTTTGTTTAGTCAGCGTAACCGGCCCCGTACCCGCCTTGTCAGCAATTGTGTCTACATTCAATACGCTGGTCATACGATGCTCCAATATCCATTGACAGTGACGGTGGTGCTGGTATCAATCGTGATAGGGCCAGCGGACATCGCGTTGTTTGTGGCATCAATTGTCAAACTTGCAGATACAGTCTGTTCATTCTGTCGAATAATACTTTCGTAACTAGTCTGACGCCCATCTTTGCCAATGAAACGATCCTTGCTCATGTGATCTCCATAATGCTCATGGTCACAGAAACCTTGTCAGCAACAGAGCAATCTATTTGCACTTTATCCGTTGTTTCCAGAACCAGCTTGCCACCAAGCGGCACTTCCATCGATGAACCAACAGGAATAGGCGCTGCCTTGATAAGATCAGTTGTTGTATTTGTTGCTGCTCGACCACCACCAGATGTATCTGAAACAAGTTTAACTGTTGCAGTAACTTGCGCCGTGTGGATGTTTGCAATCAACAATCCAATAACAACAGTCGTAGTTGACCCCGGCGTAGTGTAGAGGTCTTCTGGCGTGCCAGCACTTGCTGGCATCACATCGTGCGATACTACTTTGAAAGTGTTAGCCATGTTTCCTCATCCTAATGCTATTGCTAAAGCTGTTACATCATCAAGAGATGCCGCACCTATATCTGATGCCATTTCAGAAGAAGAACGTCCCTCAATCTTAGTGCCATCAACACGCAAAAAATCATTATCAACTATGCCAGTAGTGGCTTGCAGAAAATTATTCTCTGATATACCAGCAGTAATTGTTGCTGAAGAACTAAGGGTAGTAGCCTCAACAGCGCCAGTAGTAGTGTTGAATCCTAAAACTTTGCCTAATCTATCTGCCTTCAAAGGCAGTTCCATCGATTGTGTTTCATCTTGATCCTGCAATCGGACCGTTCGATCAGTGCCATCTTTCAGATCAGCAGATATAGCAGTAAAGCGATCTAATTCTGTATTCAGTGTTGCAACAGCAAACGGGCCAGATGATGGGAAATCTGTAATACGATCAAGATCAATACTACGTGTAATGACCACTGTACTACCGCCACTGATGCCAGTAACTTCATTGCCGCTTGTCATGGTGACAGTGCCAGCAGAGCCGCTGCCACCACTCACAGTGTAGTGAGTGGTTAATGTCTTGAGTGTGCCATCAACAAAAACATTCAAATCATCGTTATCAAAAAAGACAAAACTAACTGTAAAGGCAGATTGCGTTACACCCTGCGATACAGAATATGATTGTCGAGCGACGTTTGAACTCAAACTAATAGTCATAATATTCTCCTACCCATGCAATATGAGATTGTCTACGCACAATTAGTTCCTTCCACCAAGCAAGACCTCTTTTGCATCACCTTTGATGTAGGGCAATCCTAAGAATGGTGAGTTGTAGAAAAGCTCTGCAGAACCTTCATTGTACCGTCCATTTAGAAAGTCATTTATGGCTCTACTGTATGACAAAGCCAACCCAGCCGGTGCGCCAAAAGGTTCAGTCAAAGCATCAAACAACCTGTCTTCTTTATCTGGGCTAACATACTTAGGCACGAATGGGCCGATCCCCTCCTCTGGGAACATGCCAACATTTGCTGCCATTTGCAGGCCCATATATCCAATGTCGCTATAAACACCTAGCAAGCCAGAGTGATCAATGACCCTAGCAATGACTTCAGGGCTTTCACGCTTCTCAAACCAATAGTCCGGCTTCTTGATTGCAAGAGACATATATGACAGGCCAATAAGAGCAATCGCCCCTTGTACTCTGTACTTTCTATTTGGATCACGCATTGCATTCACAATCTTATTGTTTGCACCAAATGCAAAGTTCATAAATGTGAATGGAAGGCTAAGCATGCCGCTATCCAGACGGATGAGCTGCTCTGTTCCGTAAGATGCTCTTTTGTCGATTTTGTAAAGAGATGGAAATGCTTTGCGCATCATCTGGAAGTAAGCATTGTCTTTCATATACATCATGCCATCAACAATCATAGGCTTATCAAATGTTTGCCCCATGATGATGGTGTTGTTTGTATGTGCTGAAACAGCAGCCTGATACTGCCTGACAAACTCACGCGCCTGCGGTGTAGACCTGTCCCAAGCGGTTGTGTTTGCAAACTCCATGCTCGATGTAGAAGATTTCTCAATCGGCATCTTCTGCATATACTCGGCCAACTCATCTGAAATGCCGAATCTGCGCAGGAACTCTTCATCTCTTTTGCTTATTTTGCCAGAGACAAGTTGCCGTGACAGTTTGATGAAAGAGTTATTGACCGCAATAGCATTTAGAATCTTGCCAGCTTGAGTGATTGGGCCAAGAAAGTTTGCTGTGTAGTAGACTTTGTTTCCAAAGTTTACAAACTTCTCTGCCCTGCTTGAATTTATTCTCCTTACAGTATCAGAAACAAGTTCACGCCCCATGATGCTGTATGAAATATCAAGCCCCTCACCACTGGCTTGTAAGTCTTTGACTACCTTGCCAACAAATCCAATGTCATCGAGAACCTTGATGCCAGCAGACACAGTATCTTTGAAGCCGTGCGCAAGTGCGATAGAGCCAACATCTGTCATTGCTGAAATGCCAGCAAGTGGCAGATAGGTCCATCCAGATACACCTTTCATAACTTGTGCAATCTGATTATCGAGACGGTCAGGATCACGCCGATACGCGCCCATTACCCTAAGATAATCACCACTGAATGCTTTTCTTGCATCAGATATTTGCTTGTCACTATTGCCATTCTTTCTCATCGAGTCTGTTAGGTCTTCTAACACTTCATCAATATTTCGACCCTTAAACTTCTGAGCAAAAGCAATTTGCTTACCAACTCTCGAGATGTACGCATGCAAAGCATCTCTGCCGAGCAGCATAAAATCAGCAATCTCATATTCAGGAATGTTTGTTTTGCGATGTCGCAAATGCTTTGCACCACCGACGTAGTCTTTTGGTTCCGAGGGAGTCAGACCTTCAAAGTCATCAGCATCATCAGTAAGGATACGATTAACAGTCCGTTCTGCGTCTTCTCTGGCGCTCGTTCCTGCATCAGCAATAGTTTCTTTTGCGTCAAGGCGCTGCCTTGTGTAGTGCCTTTCAAATATACCTGTAAGCTCTTCTCTGGCAGCGGCATCATTTAGAAGCAGTTCTTTGTTGTAGTAGATTCCAAACTTAAAATTTCTCCTAGGAGGAGAGTTCAAGGCAGCTTCATTACGAGACATACGACCTCGTATTGCTTCTATCTCATCTTCAAGTTGTTTGATTTTAGCAAACTGCTTTTGAGAATATGTACCATCTGCCCGCTTCTTAGCTTCGATATCTGCCATCAGTTTGGCTTTTGCTTCGATGCGTTCAGCGTCTCTTGCTAAATTTTTTGTAATTTGTTCGTTTGTTTTGAGAACGCCAGTGTAAGTAAGGTCTTCACCCAATCCTTCGATTACGGTGTCGATCATCTTGATGGCTTCTCTTTGCGCATCACTGATGCCATCCATAGCTGACCTTGCAATAGCAGGGTCTGGATGATCCATTAGGATTCTTCTCTTCATCGTATCTTCAATAAAACCATCAAGCTCTCGCGTAAATGGACTGTATATCCCCATTACAGACCGAGCCTTTTCACCCGCACCAATATGTTGCTTATGAAAATCTCTTAGAGAGGCTTCAAGATTGTAATACAGTCCCTCGAATGTGGCAGAAACTTGGGCAACAGACTGTGTTGCAATGCCTGCTCTGTTGCCCTGCACCGGGATCGAACTATTCCCAACAAGATCGAGCATCATTTTTTTTACGTCTTGCGGCACATGATCCATAGACATTTGTTTATGGACTGGGCCACTAACTATTGTTGCATCTACAACAGGTTCGTATTCGCTTCCCCTTTTGACAGCTACGCCATCATCAAGATTTGCTGCTCCGTCACCCCAGATATGCTTGATCTTTTCGCCGCGCGCTAATCGCCCCACCTTTTTGGCTGACGACTCGACAAAGGGCATCATGTATCCAGCACCCTTAAAAGCACCACCAAAAAACCCACTGATAGCAGTAGCAGATGCAACATTCATTGCAGCCTCATACTCCTCATCAGCAACAGCAAATGGCGCACGACGAGCTTCACTTGCTATACCAAAACCAAATCCAAGTGCAGACGCCCTGCCAGTAGCAGAAAGCACTGTTCTGCCAAGACCAATAGCATTGAGACCGGGAACAAATGTTGTAAGAAACAGTGGATCAGTGACTCCACCAGCAAGGGCGGCAGACCAATGCCCTCTCGCTAGAATGTCTCTTCTTTGATTGGCCCTATCTACTCGCTCTCTAATATAATCAAAATGTTCTGGATTTTTTGCCCTGACTAAATCTTCGTAAAACGGAAGATCATCATCAGTCATGCTTTCAACAGGATCATAGCCTTCAAGCCGCTCAACCTTGCCGAACCTTTGAAACTCATCAATTGATTCAATAAGAGGCATGTTGTTGTAGCCAACACTCGCACGCCATGTTTCAGCCCAAGTCGGGTCTACAGCTTCATTAATGAACCCCGGCTCTGCTGCAATAAAGAAATCTCTACGCCCAATGTCCATTATGGGAACCTCAATTGAGATGCCATAGTATCAATATCATCTGCTTCTTCAGTTCTTGCCGCAGTCACAGCACGTTCAAAACGCAGTCGTGCCTCAAAGGCTTCTATGGCATCTGCCTGTAGCTTCGCTCGATCTTGTTTAGTGCGAGCAGCGCGGGTTGCTAGAACTTGATTGGAGCTAACTTGCAAAGGCTCTCCGTTTACAACTAAAGCAATGCCATCTCTATCAACCAATGTGTACACCGGCAGGACAGGCCCCTCTCTTGGGTCTGGTGCAAGAAATACATCCCGGCCAAGTCGCATATTCTTGCCTTCTGGATGGCGATACAACTGACTTACAACCTGATCCGCAAAGACGTTTCTTTCATCTGCATCAGGGAATGCTGCATTCGGATCATAACGAGTTGGGAAGTCGCCAAACACGATCTCGCTATCAACAAACAAATCTTCTGATGTGCGCTTGAGAATCTTTGCAGCCTTCTCGTGACCATGCATAATGATAAGCTCATCCGCATAGCTTTCCATAAAAGCAAATTGCGCAGCATCGTTTCTGTCCATACCTGTCGATGAATAGATGAACTCTGCGAGTCCACCGTTCTTTATACCCGCTGCTTTGAAATTTGAATTAAGGATGGTATCGCGTGTCTTTTTTTCCATCCCCTGTATTTCTGTGTACTTGGCAAAGAACGCATTGGTATCCATTGTACGAACAGAGTTGGAATAAGCATCTATCGTATTCCAGAAGACGATAGCAGAATCATCAAGTCCTCTATATGTTCTTTGTTGGAAGCCACCTTGGTTGGTGATGGTAGCCTGTCTGTACACATTGGTGAGTGTGCGCAACATGCTTGGATCACGCGCAACAATGTCTTGCACGATAGCTGGATCACCTAGCATATCTAATAATTGTTGAGGCATCCCACCTCTGCCAAAGATAACCTGTCGGACAGGTTCTAAGTCCTCTCTAGCAAACCCGGGAGTGCCATCTTCTTTTTCTCTAAAAAGCTCTGGCATCAAATCAGCCAAAGCATAGGCATCTGGTATCTTTGCTGCTGTCAAAAACGTGCTCGCGTCCGTGCTACTCACAGGACGACCAGATTCAACATTCATTCCGATTCTTCGTAAATTTACAGCCGCTTTATTAGAGTTAAATATCTCTTCTCTATTGCCTTCAATAACAGCAAGTTTTGATGCCAAGGTATCTCTCACGCGAGCCATACCGGGACGCTGTAGAAATGCGTCATTAAAACCAAGCTGATCCAGATTGGCAGCAACAGCCGGTGGTAAGCTGCTTACATTGCCTTTACGCAAAGCATCCTGCACATATCGCATGTATTGCGTTGTAGTGCTTTCAGAAGTAAATGGATTCTGTTCCCGATGGAACACCTCCAATTGCGTAGCCAGATTTTGTATCTGCCCACCATAGAAAGCGGTGCGTACACGGTTCTTTAGCTCTGGTCCTTGGGTAACACCAAGCCTGTCACCATGTTTGGCAACAAGCTGATCAATGCTACCACCATCTTTTACAAGTTCATTGAATCTAGCGTTGGCAAATGCAGATGTTTGCCCTGCTGCAGTTAGCACGCCAATCTCATCAATCTCTTGCGTAAGATTTGCAAACATGTTGTTGAAGTCTATACGGTCCTCAAACTCCAGCTTGTCTGCTGTTAAAGCGGCATAGTTTTGTCCTGCATAAGTAAGACCAATCTCACGTGCTTGTTGTGAGTATCTGCCAGCATTCTTAGCTGTCTCGTTAATATATTCTGTATAAGCTACATCAAATCCATCTGGATCATTTTCAAACTGATTGCGCAAATTTGCTGCGCGATTCTTCATATCAAGATTTAGTGACTCAACGTATCGTCTGTCCACAACACCTTGTGCTGATCTGGCTGCTACAGGAGATAATCCAGATGGAATTGACCTGATAACGAGATTTTGTTCTGTATCTCGCAAATTCATTGTAAGGCCAGTTTGTTGACCAAGTTCTTTTTGTTTTATAACCTCTTGTTCATAAGATGCTTGGAACATAGCAGTGCCGGCTCTTGACAATGCTTGTGCTGCTTCAACGCCTGCAGAAGATGGACGCACTACCCCAATGGGTTTGTTGAATACGTTACTTCCTTCAAATCTTTTTATTTCAGCCATTAATCACTCGTAGGTGTTACCTGTTGCATTCGATATCCCATAGTTGCAATGCTTGATGCTGCACCAGTAAGTGCTCGTTGCCTTGCAAGTTGACCTGCAAATCTTGCATCATTAGCAGCAAACTGCATACGACTTTGAGTAAATAATGATTGTGTTCTTGCACGATCAATTTGTTGCATGCTTTTATCCCTACCGGCCCTTTTCAAAGCAGCAATAGAGCGGTCGCTTTGTGAACGATTATTGATAGCAGCAACAGCATTTGTAGTGCTTATAAATCTATCAAAAGAATCCAATCGAGCATTATGTTCTTGTAATGCCCTTAGTTGCTCAACTTTTTTGTTTTGCTCTTGCTGTGAAGCAATTGCTGCTTGACGACGAGCTTCAGCGCGACCTGTTTGAAGAGTGCCAACAACACTAAAAAAAGCACTAGCAATCATAAAAGGATTTGCCATTAGAACGCTACCTCTGCAATCAAACCGTTAATCTGCAACGCCAATGGCGCTGATTGAGTTACTGTCACACGCGGGTCTTTGCTATACCCAAGAACTCTAAACTCACGTTTACCAGACACTGCAGTCAGTGCTTGAGATTGATCTTGTTGCACTGTACGCAAAATCAAATCTGTTCCATTTACACTGACACTTAAAGTATCTTCAAGATCAAGAATGACGCGTGTTATTTTCCTTGGTAAACCAGTTAGCGGTCCTCCTGCAACAGCAGCATCTATAGGTAATGTTTTTAGTTCGGGTGTAAACTTAAAACCAATTTGTGCGCTTGTTGATGCTTTGACAGATGAGACATCTGCATTTGTGCTAGCAACAGTAAATTGACCTAGATACTCGGTGTCATCAACAACATCTACGACAGCACCATTTGAAAAGTGTCCGCTTACCGAAAACACACCGCTACTGCCAGTAAAGTCATTACAAAAATCCATCTTCATATCTTTATCAAATTGCTCAAGAAAGAATTTAGTTGTGCCAGAACCATCATCTCTCGAGCAGCAAACAAACAAGTCTTCATCGATAGCAACAATAGAATGAAACTTGCCGCTTGTAGTCCAGCGCATCCAGCCAGCTTTTTTCTCTTGCCGCATGGAATGATAAACACCTAACGTGCCATCGTTCATCAAAAAGAAACCATATGCACCGGGACGAGCAAGTGAACCTTTTACAACTGCAAGCTGTATTGGTGCTTTGATTAGATGTGATGACAACAGAGAAACCATTCCTGCTGTATATGCATTTTCTCTATCAGTAAAGACATACTCACGCACTGCCGTGCCAGTTGCCTGTACGAATAAAGTAGAGCCATCTAACGACTGAGGTTTTACAAACCCTGTACCAAAAGGTGTTTGTGCAGATATCTTGGCATTTGCTGGTGTTACTGGACGATCATTAAATGATGGCAAAAAAAACTCTGATTGAGATGCAAACACCTGTAGATCACGATTAGAAACAAGATGCCTTATCTGGTTGTTTACACCAGTTGCAGCATCAAGATCGAGTGAGTCATCATCTTCTGCATCACCAAGATCGAAGTTAAAATATCGCCCTGTCTTAGAACCCCATATGCCATCTGGCTGACTTGGTGTGCCGCCAAACCAAAGCCTGTCTTCATGGAATGTGATTGCTGCTGGAAAGCCTCGATACGAACTATATGATTGCTCGAACCATTCAGTTGTATTAGTTGTCTGGATGCGAGGCGAACCACCACCTAGAGCGCCACTACTGGCAGTTGCACCCGCAGTTATTTCATACACATTTTCATCAATGATTCTATTGATGGTGCGTGTGCCATTTATGTTTGCGGCTGTGATGCCGCCGAGTCCACCAGCATCAGACACAACAACAGTATTACTTGCTTTCAGACCATGCAAAGCATGCGTTACCTCAACCTTGTCTGAACCATCTTTTGTGCGCAGCGCATCAACATCAAGCTGCACTTCGATATCATCATGCAAAGTAGCCGTTACAGTATGGTTATCTGTAAAGCCAGTTATTGTTGCCTCTGCATCACCTATGCGTAATCGCACACCAACATGATCAGATACAAAATATGATGCATCAGCACCACTTGTATCAGTTGTAGTCAAGGTTCTGCTTGTGCCAGCAGTGGCGTTACTACTTGTAATCCGAGTGCCAGCAGTCTGAAAATTATAATATGGCTGATGTATAATGTCGCCAGTTACATCTGTAGCAAAGCTATATGTTCTAAGCTCAAAGCTGGTAAGACCTGTACGTACAAGCAATCTACATAAAAAAGATTTGTCTGCAATAAACATGAAGTCACCCTTTTGGGTGAACGTAAAACGCTGCAGATTTGTATTGGTTATCGGAATTGCAGCACTGCTTATGTCGGCAGTTAATGTCTGTGCTAGACTAATAGCACCTGTAGTGGGGTTGATATAGAAGCATTCTATCTTGCCAGTAGAAAATGCAATTATGTATTTCTCGTCATCTGAAAAAATAAACGGCTCAAGTCTAATTTGTTGAGTTATCGAAGCATCAAATGTTTGTGTAAAATTGTATATCCGCTTTGTACCGGGACGACTTATAACACCACCTTCAGATCGGATAAAAAAGTTTTGCACAGTTTCAGCAGCAGACACATAAACAGGTGTATCTGTGCGTGATGTCAAAGAAGGGTTGATTTCACCAAAAGCAAAGTTGTTGAGCGGTATTCTAATCCTCGCCATTAACTGCGCCTTTCAGTAATAAACCTCGATGTTACAAGTTTGCGTGTGGTTTGTTGCTGACTATCGAGGGTTTTTGCTTGCTGCATTAACTGCTGTGCTTTTCTTTCTAAGATAGCGGCAAGGCCATCGTCTCTTGCAATCGAAACTGCAAAGGCAGAAGCCAACGCATATTCAACAGCCAGAATAAAATAGCTAGGAAACTTTTCTTCTCCAACACGAATACTATAGTCAGCTACTACTTGGTCTGTTTCAGAACCATTTGTAAAAGCAAGATCACCATAGACATTATACTCTATTGGATTGTCGCTCACCGTTAATGCATGCAGCATAAGCATGTCTGATGGTAGCTGATATGCATGATCAAATCTGCCTGTCGGCACATCACTCAATCTATTCAGTTCAGCTTGATTTGCTGCAAACCTCCAACGAGATGTGCAAAGCGCAGCTTGCACAACATCTTCATAAATATTTGAGGCCACAAGGGCCTCTGTTGAGGTTTCAGTAAACGACGTAATTGGGTCTGCACCAATCAAGATTAAGGCTGCAGCCGCAATATCAATATCTGAGTTTGCTACCGATGGCATCTTGGGTATGGAGAGGCGGGGATGGGGACCACGCCTCTCCTATCCTTTTAGTCGTCGTCAGTCAGATCAAGTGCTGTACCATCACTCAAGTCAACAACCGTTCCGGTGTTGGAAAGCACAGTACAGATGGTCATTGCAGGTGCGTCATTGTCATACACAAAGACAATATCACCTACATTAATCATGCCAGCGGCATCATTAAAATAACCCTCCTGATCAACCGTTTCTAAGGTATCAGTAGAATCATAGTACCAGATACTATGACCACCACCCCCTGCCATACGCGTAAGACCAGATGCTACGTAAGCCATATCTAATCCCTCTCTTAGTTATTATCGAGGACTTCGTAGACACCGTTGTCATCAATGACAACTGCGCCCATCGACATCATCGAGGTTGCAAGGTGTGAGGCTTTCTCAGGAACATAATTCACTTCAGTAGAGACATCAGCATTTACGCCAAGCCCAACTGCAGAGGAATGATATGCCATGTTCTTGCCTGCAGTGATTGCAGCAGTAGAGAAAATCTTGAAACCAAGAAATTCTTTCATAGTCATGCCGCCAGCAAAAGGCAGATTTTGTTCGCCAACAAAATCAGATGATGCAAACTCGTTGATCAAAAACAGATCAGCATAGCCTTTCGGATGCATCGCCAGATAACGATTGCCATCTTCTGGAATGTTTGCAGTGCCAAAAGTCTCAAACAGCGAGAGCAAGTCTGCTTTTGCAAGTGCAGAACCTGTATCGTGGATTTGAGTTGAATTAGCACCAGCATCCATTGCTGTGTACAGAAGCTCGTCAGTCTTACGACCAAGGGCAGCAGCAGCAGAGGTTGCCACAGCCTGACGCTCATCAATGTTGGTTTTTAGTTCGTCCAGCTTATCGATGAACTCAGCAGCATAGTGATCGGTCATCGTTGCTTCGACGGTTGTGTGCGTTAGCTCCATCGGGGTGATGTTGCCATTACGAGATTTAGTGGAAGCAGAGCCAGTACCGATTTTCTGGAAACGAACAATGTTGCCAGCCACGTTTCCTGCTGTGCGGACAGTGCCGCGCAGCTTACTGCCCATACGTTGATAGGCAATGTGGACTTCGGACTCGAACTGCTTGATAAAGGCGGTATCGATTGTATTCGCCATTTGTCAGTCCTCAAGAGTTGTTACTACAAATCAGGTTATCCGTTTCGTCCGTCGTCCAGTTATCCCTGTCGGGGCTGTCAGTTTGAAACAGGCCGTACTAATCCAGTGTCACATCTAGATCAGAAGTGCAACGTACAAATCGCACACACTCCGTACCTTTTACTTTGATTGTTTGAGAGAAAAAATTAAAACCAAGCCAAGTCAACCACATGATAGTTTTAGCGTTTTGAAGCGGAACCACATTTTCAACAATATCATATTGTCTACAAAGATGATCTGCAGCCAAGCGACTTAATCTTAAAAACGGTCTATAGACACTATCAACATGAGTAGAGCCAAGTAACCATATAGAACCGATATCTACTTGAGGGCCAAATATATCTAGTAGTTCTTCGTTTTCTTTATTTGGACAGACGCCAAACATACAAACAGGCGTGCCTTTATACACGCCTGTCCATGTTTCTGCTTCGGGCCAACGCAAAGGTGTATGCAGGGCTTTCCAAGGAGACATATCATATAGAGAGCATTCAAACTTATCTTCATCTCTCATATGATGCTGAAGATAAGCAGCATGTTCAGATGTTGCTTTTACAATTTCCTTCTGATCATCTTGATAAAGAATATCAGGATGGGAATAGCTTAGCGTAGGCTTCATCAACTTTTGTGACAAAAGCTCTGTCCCTTCTTACAGGATCATGATAGCGCGGATCAGCCTGCATTGTGCGTACATCATCAATGGTAATCTGAGGTGAAGCCTCGGCTGTGCCATTCATTGCAGATTGCCTTGTTTGGCTTTGCATATACTCAAGGGCTTTGATACCAACAGCAGTCTGCCCCATCATAAGAAATGCGCCATGCAACTCTTCTGGGAAAAAGCTATTAGCCCAAGCATTCGCCGCATCAATTCTTGCAGTTGCATTCTCACCGAGATTAACACGTTCTGCATCAAGGTCAGGTTGTTGGCTTTCAATAAAGCCTGCATATTGTGCAATACCGTCTTCAAACTCTTCTTGGTTGTAACCATTTTCAAAGGCATGCTCTGCCCACCATTTGAACAATGGATTGTCGACAGCCAAAGATTCATCTACACCTTCTGGTATTGTGTAGTGATCTGCAGTTTCTGGCCGATTTGAATATGCTTCCTGCTCGAACTCAGCCATTAATTCGTCACGAATAGTGTCACGATTCTGACCGATCTTGCTTTCAAGTTCTCCATATGATGTTGCCAGTGCTTCTGGCGTTTCGAACTTTTCAGGCAACCATTCAGGCCGTTCTATGGTTCCAGATTGGCTACCATCAACAGGTGCTTCAGTTGCTGCAACTTCCACATTATCTGCTACTTCGTTCATTCTTACTTATCCTCTCTGCATGATCTATACGACGAGATATGAGGCCGACAAGATAGCGCTGTCCCTCAAGATGACGCAACTCAGCGTCAGTGGCATGCGGTCCCTGCACAGATTCAATTGTGATAGACCGCAAATACTTCAACACCTGTTTGCCATTAGGTGTTGAAAATAAGCTCTTTATGTCTTTAGAAATTCTTTGATCTTCCTCTTTGTTACGAGGAAACTGATCTAAGCCCAAGTGTTTCTGCATCTGGTATCTGGCCTTGTTGTTGCGCTTGTGCAACTTGCTGCGCTGCTTGCAGCAGTTGCTGTCTCTCCACGCTGTCTCTTACCAGAGTATCTGGCACACCAAACTTCTTTGCCAAATACAATGCAGTATCTTCACTGTTGATGAGGAGGTTAAGCACCTCTGGGCCAAAGGTTCCCCCAACAAGCTGCAGATATCTAGCAACAGAACTAATGTCTTGGTTTGCTTGAGCTTGTGCTAACGGAGAGACAGAGCGCACTTTTACTTCACGCCCATTGATGACAGGCATTTCAATCCTGCCTTGTTTCTTCAAAATGTATACAACTCGTTGCAATACAGGCTGCACCATCTCAGCTTGCAGGCGACCAAAGGCAGAGCCAATACGTCTTGATAGGTCAGCCATGCGTTCTGCCACTTCGGTTGCAGAAGCAGGGGTGCGATTTGGATCGCCAAGCATGTCGTTATAAAGCGCACGTTTGATATTGTTGCGCATATCATTCAAGACCAGATTTGCCACATCAAAATTGCCAGCGTTCTTTATTGGCTGCAATCCAGCGGACCCCATCGCTTTTGGAATGATTGTGCCGGGAACAAGATTGATGGTGTCAGTATTAATAATGCCATCATCATCCATCTGGTAAACGCCAGAAATTGCCATCTGTGCATTCTCAAGCACAAGCTCGATGGTAAGGTTGGTGGTTTTGATTGCAGAAAGTGCGTTGATTAAAGGCCCACGACCATAAATTTCACCAGAGGCTTTACTGAAGCGAAAACACACATAAGGGTTTGAGCCACTGCCTTCGAACAATTCATAGTAGATCATCTCACGATCATCACAATTGATGACGTAGTAATCATGTTTCTCTTCATTTAATTGGGAATAGTTGCGGCAAACAATCTCAAGAATCTTTACCTTTTTGTCAGGCTCAGATTGCATCTGTCTTATTGTTTTTTCGCTAACAACTCCTTTTGGATACGCAACAGCCAGATCGCTAATTTTGAGACTGCGCTCTCTATAAACGTGATCAATCTTATCATCGGGGCCAGTATCCAGATACACATTTGGAAGAGGAATTGCATTAAAGCGAACAGGATTAATTGCATCCCCTTCTTCAACCAGAAGTATGCCCGTGCCAACGGCCAAGTCCATGAAAGACTCATGGATTTCTTGCCCAAAGTTTGAGTTCTGGATGACTTCGAAAACATAGTCAGTAACCTCATCCAGTTCATTATTCACCGTATCCTGTTGCTCTGGTGGAACCTCTGAGCCTGCTATAAAGTCTGCCCATCTTGCAAAATTCGGCACTAGCCCAGATTGCAATCTGGATGCAAATTCTTGTGTACCAACAACTGCAGTCTCATCAAAGATTTTATCATCACGGCGTTGCCCAGCAACTTCGTGATAAAAGCTCTGCCGCATTGGCAGTGCATATTCATAACACTCTTCAAAGATAGACTCAAAGTTTGTTCGATTGCCTTTAGCACGATCAAACTTTTTAAGCATGCGATCTACAAGTGCTGCATCATCCATTAGAGTGTCTCATCATAATAGCCAATACCACCGCGTGTTGATGTTAGCAAAGATGGCACAGTTGTACCCCCGCTGCCACCACCTGCTTTACGAACAGCATCTTCGAGCCGATCCTGTTTGGCTTTTGCTTTTTTTGCTTCTTCTTCCTGCATCTGATTTTCACGTTCGATTTCGACGTTTGGATCAGGTGTTGGTGTTGGCGCTGAACGAAATAAACACATGATATTCCCCTTTACATCCTTGCCCACAATCCTTGTCTACGCTTTTTTGGCTTGCGTGAAAAGACATCAAAGTCTCTTGTCGCTTGAAAAGGTTTAGTCGCCATAGAGACATTTGACAAGATCGAACGACCTTCACCAGCACCAAGCATCATATATTGCAGTGCATCATGGATATGAGAAAAGTGGTTTTTGTCTGGCTTATCAGCATATCTTTCACCAGAAACCTGTATCCGTTTGTAATGATACCCACCCTCAAAGCCTTTGATAATCATGCGACAACGTTGGTCAATCAACAGGCCAGACAAACCTTCAACCATGCGCGTTAATGGCGCAGATACAGATTCAAGGCGCAATGTTACATCATTGCTCGGCGCTGGTCTTGCATTGAGGCCAGCGCCACGAAGTATCTGGAACGGAGTTGATTCATCTGTTTGCGCACGGAAATCACCCGCAGGATCACCAAAGATAATGATCTCGCAATCACCGTATCGTGTACTGATCTCATGCCGCAACACTTCCGCAAACCGTACAATGCCCATGTCGAAAGCTACAATCTCTTGTAGTAGCATCCAGCGGTTGCGAATCTTTTGCCCAATAATAGCAGCAGGCGTCAGACCAAAGTCGATGCCAATATATACCGGCATCCCTGATGCTACTGGTATCTCTTCTTTAGCAATATGAATATCAGGTGCAAACATAGGATAGACAGGCTTGCCATCTTGAATGCTACCCAGACGGTTCATCACATATACATCAATCCATGACTTTGTTTTGCCCTGCACAATGTTCGGATAATAGTCGCTGCGCATATTGTTTTTGTTCTCTGCGACTTCGTTTGGAACGTATCCTTCTACATCGCCGTCTTCGTTCTTCTTTTCGCGCATCCCGGCTGGTTGTGTGAAGAACTGCCAGTTGTCCGGCTTGATAAGCATCTTGGCTTCTTCTTTGCCAATATGGTCCGGCACTGGCACTTCTCCTGACATTATCGGCCACCAATGATCCTCCTCTGGGGCATTAGTGTCACATATCATTCCTGTCCATGTACAGCCACCATCCTTCATTGAAGGATAGCGACCAACGCGCATAGTGCATGCATCAATAATAGACTTTGGAATCTCACGCGCCTCATTGACCCAGATGCCTGTAAGCTCAAGTGACAACAGTTTCTTTACATCCTCTGGCCTATCGAGGGCCAAGAAGATTATCTCAAGATCGATATCTTGCTTCTTAATGTGATGTGTATAAGGCACAGACCATAAAAACTTACCCCAATCTTCTTCGGGAAACCAATCAAGCCATGTCTTGATCGTAGTAGTTTTTAACTGTGGGTTGGTATTTCTAATAACAGCCCAGCGAGACTTGCGGATACCATCTGTACCTTTTTTCTGCTGCAATGCGCGGCGAAACAATTCAACGCAGCAACTAACAGACTTACCAGAGCCAACAGGGCCACGCAGACCACGGAAGAACGAATCGTCCTTCATAAATTCTTTTAGAACTTCGCCGTCTGGCTTGAACTTAAAGTTGGTCAATCTGGCGGTCCTTACCCTGCTTAATCAGATGCTCAACAGTAGAAGGGCCGATGCTGGCAATAATCTTGTCGGCTTCGTAGTCAGTTTGAAATTCTCTGGGAAAGTATTGCATATGAATAGATCGAACAACGCGCCGCAACAGGTCGCGCTCTTCCTTCTTCAAAGTATGCATAAAACTCATCTATACCTCTTGGATATTCTACGTGCGGCTTTTGGTTGTTTGGAAAACTGTTTGCCCTTTTTAATGGCACGCCGCTTTGCGGCTGTTGATGCTGCATACTGAGAAGATGACATGGCCTTGATGGCTTTCTCAGGCAGATAGCGTTCACCTGTTGCTTTTGGGCCTTGAGTAGATGGCTTGCCGGATTTTGTGCGCCACTTCTGGCGAGTCCAAGAACGCAAAGATTTTTGTGACTTGGACAGTGCCATTAACGGCCAACTTTCTTTTGAGTTTCTCGATGCGCCTGAGTGAATGATTTGCCTTCATTCATCATCTTTCGCATCACACGCATATGTTTGAGCGTGTGATGCTTCGCATGCTTAGACAGGGTTTGCTTTTGTCGCTTAGTAAGTGCCATTAGTTTCTATAGCCCCCGCCAGCTTTCTTGTACTGAAGAGCTAGCATCTGAGCTTTACGCGCCGACCATTGTCCCGGCGCTCCCCCCTTGCCACCAGCCTTGATGCGCTGAAAGATACGCCTCCTCATAGCTGGCTTGGTATAGTTGCCAGCTTCATTGACGCGAGACTTAGCCATCAATAGCCTCGGCTATATTTGCCAGCAGCAGGCATCTTCTTTTTAGGCATGGCTTTCTTTGCGCCTTTATTGGCAGCCTTCTTTGCAGGCTTCATAGCTTTTCCCGGCATGTTATTTACCTTTCATCTTGGCTTTGAGAATCTTCATTTGCAGAGACTTAGGAAGGGTCTTTTGCTTGGCAGTAAGCATAGACTTCTTCGCAGCCTTCTTTGCCATCTTCTTCATTTCTTCTTCCTTTTCTTTGCAGCTTGATATCGTGCCAGCAACCGTCTGCCTTTAGCAACGGCGCTGGCTTTATCACCTCGATGCCCCCATGCCTCTAGTGAGAGCTTCAATCTGGTCTTCTTGCCATCCTTCATCAATGGCCCTTTGGCGCTCCCCATACGGACAAGAAAGCTGCCCTTCCTGCGCAGCTTTTGCGGCGTGTCTGCGCCACCTTTGACCGGCGCTTTGAGATTGCCTTTTTTGCCTGACTTGGTTTTGTAAGATGCTCTGCCTTTGGCGTTGAGACCACCTTTGGGGTTCTGTCCTGCCTTGCGCTGCCATGCCGGTGTCCTAGCCATCTAAGTCACTTAAATCAGTATCTGCTATTCTTCTTTGTGCATCATTCATTCTGCCGTATTCATCATCACCATCCATAGGAAATGGTTGCCTGCCCTTTAGCTGCATAATGCGCACATTTTTCAAATCAGTTAAATCTGTCGCATCAGTATTATCATTAGACTGTGCTTCTGCTGGGGAAACAAACATGCTCATAAACTTGTCCCAGATAGATTTGCGTTTGTTGGTCATAGCACCACGGAACACATAGTTCTGTGCGCCTGCAGGAATGTCATCATCATAGTCTATGTTGACTACTTGCTCCTCTTCTGGAAGCTCAATGCGGATGGCAAAGTTCTTCTCATCACCTTCTGCCATAAACCGTTCAGCAAGAAAGCGGCTGGCAAAATATGGTGCTTTACTAATGTCTTCAGAACTAGCCTCAACATAATCGCCAAAGTCTTTTAGGTTGGAATACATCTTCCAAGAGCCGGGAGGTGGGAAGTCATAGTCATCATGGATGATGATCTTGTTATTCTTCTTTTCAACAATAAACCCACCAAGAGCCATCTTCACCTGATTTTCAAATCCAGAAAGGTCCATGCCCTCCTGCTTGAAAACATTTTCAAGATTGTACTTCTTGTTGATGTCATCATAGGTAATTGATGTTGAATAGCCATTAAGCATGTCGCCAGCAATGTCTTTGACCAGAGTGCGCAGCATCTCAACTGCTTCACCACTCAACGCATCTTCTGTCAGCACACGATCTGTGCCGCCCATAAATGCAGGAATAAACGAGTTAAGAATGCCACGCAGATAAAAATTCTGGTGCAGCGGCATGTTTTTAAGAAGGCCATCGAGCGTGGTGTTAATAAGCATGCTCTTTTATGTCCACAGTCTGGCGAATATTTCAACGCACAATATCAGCAATGCACCCAAAACCCCAACCATTATCAATGTGCAGATGATGCTGGTGACGAGAATCATGCCCCGGCCCTATTGCCGTTGTAAAGTGACGGCACGCCGTCTTGTATGCAGAATGCCATTGTTTGCTTATAGGAACACCATCTATGGCCGTTACATCGATGGCGTTGCCATAACTATGCTGTGACCAAAAGATCGAGCCAGCAATCTTCCTACAGTTATATCCACCAACATGATCTATGCGCCGCGCACCCATATCCTGCGCCCACTCACCAACCCTGCGAGCAAACTTGCATGACAAAGTTATTGGAGATGAAAATTTTGCAGAAGGAGTTGCATATACAAGCACCGGATCATCAATGCCGCAACGACCATCACTAAACGGTGCAAGCCGCTTAACGCTATACCCAGCATCACTTAACTGCTGTGCGCAATCTGCATGAGCAGAATATGCCAATATTCCTACGCTTAAGAATACGAATAAACGAATAACCATAACTTACCCCATCTGTTACTGCAGAGATGCTACAGAGCCTTTGCGGCAAAAACAAGAGTGATGGGCGGGGTCGAGGGGGGAGGCACGCAGTTTTGGGGGCCACCACGATGACAGTCCAGATTGACAGGTATCGACCGCAGCGCAGTCAAGCTATGCTTGCCTTGCAACGCAAGGCTTCGCATCGCGCAGACTGCACTAACTATAGTTGAGCGGCCTTGCTCTGCGTTGCAGAGCAACCGCTCGCTGCTTCGCCGCTTAGGTTAGATCGATGGATACAGATATGTCACCAGCGTGCAAGTGCATATGGCGATCAGGGGGCTTGAAGCCAGCGCGGTCCAAGATATCCTTGCTCGCCTCTAGCTGCACGTACTCACTCTTAGCCCCCCTCGCCAGATGCAGCAGCTTTGCTGCCGCTACCGTAGCGTTCAGCCCGAGAGCCTCGCCCACTCGTTCAATCATGTACTGCTGAACGTGCGGTAGCCGCAAAGCCTTGCTCGCTGTGACTCTCCCGCTCTCACCGCTCGCGTAGCCAGCCTCTGCAGCGGCCTCTGTTATGCTGCACCCCTTTGCTACAAGCGTATCTACGAGGGCCGCTTGTCGGCTGGTCACCTTACGCTTCACTACGTCGCTCATCTTGCGTCCTTCATATCGTTGAACCCCCCCTTGTGTTCCCCCCCTTTCTGCATCGGTTCAGATCACGCTGTCAACGCACAAAGCGCCCACAGGCCGCCCTGCGGGAACCTGACTGCTTCGCCATCGCTTTGTGCTGTGCTGCGTTTTGTCATTCTGCCATCCTCCCTCTCGGTGTGCCGTCCAGTGCCGTCTGGGCATTCCTTATGCCCATCCGGCTTGCAGGGCCGCGCCAAGACGGGGCCTAGCAGGGCTAGGCCACTTGTCTTAGGTGGCGCTGCAACCCGCTGCCCGCGCAATCGCGCTTCGCGCTCGAGTTGCGGGTTGCGCCCTGCAATCCGGATGTGCATTCCCTGCCCCTATCGACGGCACAGTCCGTCCCACATCGAGAGAGAGGACTCTATCATGAGCAACGCAACACAGCACTTCACCGACGGCTACGCAGCCAGCTTCCCTTCCAAGGACGGCAATAATTCATACTCGTCCACAGCACTCACCAAGAACCTCATCAGAAAGAGCGTGGACCACGCGGAGTGGCTCATCGGCATGAAGAAGAAGGACATCCTTCAACTGATCGACGATAAGATTCAGCTTGAAGGCGCTGACCAGATCAGCGACGACAAGCTAGTGATTATCTGCGCAAAGTTCGGTGCAGCCAGAGGCGGCATGCACAATAGCGATCTGGCTTCCGAGCGGATCGACCAGCGGATCGAGTCGATAGACAGCGAGATCGATCTGCTTCAGGACTACATCACCGCACAGAAAGCAGCATTCAAAGCCTGTACAGGTGATGAGTTCACAGCCTCGAACAAGAAGCCCACTACATTCAAGCGGCCGACCGCAAAGAAGATGCAGGGCATCATGGACAAGTACACGGCCCAAGCTGCCGAGTAACACGCACAGCCCCACCGGCTCACGTCGGTGGGGTTTTTTGTGCTTCAAGATCGCCATGCCTTTGGCTGGG